CTTTCTGAGCCGCCTCAAACTTGGCGTCCTCATATTGCTCATCGAGTTCCTGGGCTCGTTGTTGGGCTTGGGTTTGTTGACCCACTTCCAAGCGAGCAAGACGCGCGTTCAACTCGTCAGTCTGCCGGCGCGTTTGCTTCAGGTCACGTTTAGTGCTTTCCAGCACGCGGCCCGTTGTGGCGAGATAGTCTTTCGCTCCAACGTGCTTGTTTGCATCGCCACGCCATTGATCCTTAGGCGTCCAGCCTAGGCCTAAGGCTACTTCCTCAAGATCGGTGAGGCGATCGTTCAGGCCGCGATCCTGAACGCGCTGACGGGCGGGCAGGGCGGAGGTGCGGGTGTCGGTGGCTTCGTCATGGGGCTGATCGGCAAGATTTTCCACGAGGGTGGTGGGGCGGGCGGCAACGCCCCATCCCGCATGGTATCGCCCGCAGCGTTCATCGGGGCCACCCGTTATCACACAGGCGGTATCGCTGGTCTGAAGCCCAACGAGGTTCCCGCGATCTTGCAGCGCGGCGAGGAAGTGATCACCGAAGATGACCCGCGCCACCAGAACAACGGCATGGGTGGCGGTGGCGGCAATACCACCGTGGTCAATGCCTTCGACGGCACATCCTTCTTGGAAGAAGCCTTGAAGAAGTCTGACGGGCGGAAGGTTCTGTTGAACTACGTCCGCGCCAATCAATCTGCGGTTCGCTCCGCGCTGGGGGTCTGATGGCAACCGAAGTTCTCACCACGGGCAACCTGATCGGCGGCGTTCCTGTCTTGGGCGCTCCTGTGTTCAATCAGACCGTGGGGTTGACTGCTCCTCGTCTGCTTGGCGGCACCCCAGTGCTGCCGCGCCCCGTGCTGCGGACTTATCCCTACTGGCCGATTCCGGCAGACTGGGCCAACCCCGTTCTGGAAGAAGTCTCGTTCCGCACGGAGATCATCAAGTCCCGTGATGGGTCCGAACAGAGGATCGCGCAGCGCGTGAACCCTCGCTACATGTTTCGGTGGAGCAGCCTTGCATGGGGCGATCAACTGCGCACGGCAGATCGCGTCCTTTCGCGGCGGCAGGCTTACGAGTTCAAGTTCGACCATCCTCGTGCGGTGATCCTAGCGGATCGCGCCCATCCTGCCGCAAGCGGTTTCTTCGGTCGCTTCACTGGGTCGCAGTCGATCTCTGCAATTACCGATGGAGTCGGCCAGCTTCAGACCGAGGTTCAGGTCACACCCGGCCCGTATCCCGGCGACTACCTGATCGGCTATTCTTACGGTAGCGCCCCTGTTACCTACCGCAGTTTGGAAGTTTTCGAACTGTCGCCAAACTGGGCAGCGAACCCGCAGATTGAATTTACGCAGACGGTCGAAAACTTCGGCTTCGAACGGGGCGTGACGGATTTCTTCACCCCTGAAACCTTCACGGTGCGCCGCATCGAACTCGGCTACATGATCCGCAACGAAGCGCAGGAGAACGCCGTGCGCGGCCTGTTCTACCGCAGCAAGGGTCGCCAGAAGGAATTTTACATCAAAGACCCGCTGACCTCGCTGAAGGTGGTCGCGCCGATCGCTGCTGGTGCCACCACGCTGACGATCCTCGGCACGGCAACGCATGGATCGCTTCTATTCGAGCCGACCTACCGGAACGTGGCGATCGTCACTGGTTCCACCACGCATTACCGCCGCATCGATGACATCTCAGTCAGCGGCGGGAACACCATCCTGACGCTTGACACGTCCTTGCCAGAGATCGACGCAAGTGAACTCGTGGGCGTGTCGTGGCTTTTGAAGTGCCGGTTCGAAACAGACGTGCTGTCGATGAACTGGGTCACTGACATGGTGGCCCGTGTCGTTCTGAATGTCCGCACCTTGGAGGATGCAACGTGAGTTTTTCCACCTATGAAATGAGCCGTTCGGACGGACAGGCTGCTTCTCTGTTTCTCATCCAGTGGGGAACGGCAAGTTCCAGCTACTTTGCCTATACCGACTCCGATGTGCCGATCACCTTCGACGGCGTTGAATATCAGCCAGTGGTCATCGGTCGGGCCGAAGTGGAGTCCTCTGGCACGCTTGACCGCAAGGCACTTGAAATCGACATTACGCCGAACGCAGAGGTTGTGCGGCTTTTCGCCCAAACCCCGCCGTCCATCAAGGTGGGGATGATTATCCGGCAGGGACACGTCAACGACCCAGATGCAGACTTCCCCGTGGTCTGGACCGGCGTTATCAAGAACGTCAACTGGGAGCCGCCGCTGGCAAAGATCGTCGGGGAGCCACTGGATACTCTGCTGGCCCGCCCCGGCTTGCGCCGCCATTACATGTTCGGTTGCCCGCATGTGCTTTATGATGCGCGGACCTGCAAGGCCAATAAGGAGACCCTGAAAAAGTCTCTGTCGCCAACGTTCGTGGGTGCCAACTTTGTGCGCTTCGGCGCAGCTTGGCACGGGGCGACCAATGCTGAAAAATACATCGGCGGCTACATGGAATGGTCCGACACAAACGGAAATACCCAGATCAGGACATGTCTCGACTTTGGCTCTGATCAGAACGAAATCGTGATCGGCAATACCGATGGCCTGACCATCGCATCGGTAATTTTTGTCTATGCCGGTTGCGCCCGCAACGTAAACGACTGTGCCAATCTTCATGCGAACATCGTAAACTTCGGCGGGCAACCTTACATTCCGGCCAAAAATCCGGTCGCCTACGTCAACCGCTATTATTGAGGGCTTATCATGAGTTTCTTTGTCGCCTTTCTAATCCAGCTTGCGGTCGGTCTGACCCTGATGGTGATCGCCTATGCGATCATGCCAAAGCCGAAGCGCGAAAAACCGGCAGCTTCAAAAGACCTCGACAATCCGACTGCGGAAGCCGGTCGCCCGATTCCTGTGATTTTTGGAACCATGCGCATCAAAGGTTCAAACATCCTATGGTTCGGTGACAAGAGAAAGAAAGACAGCGAGATTAACGCATAATCACCTTTATCTTGATTGTGTATTAAATCGTGAGGTATAAGCCCCTTAACGGGAGCGATCATGGCCGAGGAAATCCGCATCACAGCTAAAGACGCGCAGCATGTCGGGTTCTGTCTGGTCCCCGGCGTGCGCGATTTCTGTGCAATTCACGGCTTTGATTTCAGAGACTTTATTCGAAACGGCATCGGCATTTCGGAAGTCAGCGGCATTGATGACGCGCTTCTGGATAAGGCAATAAACCGGGCGCGGGAGAGAACGAATGGGTAGCAAAAAGCCCAAGATGCGCGTCACCGAGTATTTTATGAGCCTGCACTACGGCATTTGTCAGGGTGTGGTTGAAAAGTTCGTGTCACTGAGCGTCAATGATAAACTGGTCGGTAACTGTGCCGCGCTCACAACCGTCTATGACATTAACAGGCCAGACCTGTTTGGTGGTATAAAGAAAGAAGGCGGTCTACGCGGGCGGGTCGTATTTCAGAATGGTTCCGATACCCAGCTTCTCGACGCTACCGGCGCTGCGAAGATGGGCGGCACTCCTACCACGCTGCCGGGGTATCGCGGGATCGCCACGGCGTTCTTCACGGAGCAACCCGGTGCCGAAGCTGGCTTTTTCTGGTCAGCAAACCAGCCGTTTGTCCCGCCCGTTCATTTCCGCGTGACGCGGCTTGACCGGACGTGGCTCCCCACGCTTGCTGCCATTCCCGGCGCAATCGACACACCGTCACTCGCCATTTGCTTTGCCATCGACTTCTCGCTGTCAATGGCAGACAACAACCGTATTGACGCTGCGAGAGCGGCTACAATTAAAGCGCTTGAAGCCCTGCGAGACAGCGAGTTTGCTGACACTTTCGACGTGCGCGTGGTGGCGTGGTCCGGTTCGTCGTTTGCTCTCACACGCCGAAACTGTCAGCCAGCAGATTATGCCGATCTGATCACCTTCGTGAACACACAGACACTTCAAAGCGCTACGGTCTTCAGCAACGCCGTAATCGGTCTGGAAGACTTTTATTCTGGTGCTGGTGATAAGTGCCGCTACTTCGTCTTTCTGACGGATGGAGAGCCAAACAGCATAGAAGACGCAACAGCGGCGGGGCTGGTTCTGCAAGCAACGGGCGCGGACGCATATGCGTTCAACCTGCAACTCACCTACACGGGTGAGACCGCCAAGATGGACAACACGCCTTTTGATGGCGTGCCTGTGATCACCTCCACCGCCGACAACACGCTGACCAACAGCTTCCTCGGCGCGTTGACACAGCAAGTCGATATGAACCCCGCTCACATTATCAGAGAGTGCATGACCAACACGGTCTGGGGTCTCGGCTTGCCCGTCACCTCACTGGACGATGCCTCCTTCACGGCGGCAGCAGAGACCCTTTATTCTGAGCGGTTTGGCCTGTCGATGATGTGGATGACCCAATCGTCGGTCGAGGAATTTGTTGGCGAGGTTATCGACCACATCCAAGCCGCCTTCTACGTCAACCCGAAGAACGGCAAGTGGACGCTCAAGCTGATCCGAGACGATTACGATGTGAACACGCTTCTGGTCTTCGACCGGTCGAACTGCATTGTGGATACGTTCAAGCGCCGCACCCCTGCCGAAGTCACGAACGAAATCAACGTGACATGGACGAACCCGATCAACGAAGAAGAAGAAATTGTTTCGGGTCAGAACCTCGGTTCGATTGTCGCCAACGGCGGGGAGATCGTCACCGACAACCGGAACTATTATGGGGTGCGCCGTGCCGATTTGGCCGCGCAACTCGTGGCCCGCGACTTGGCCGCATCAACGTCTCCGCTTGCAACAGCCGAGATCGTAACCGATCGGACAGGCTGGGATTTAGTTCCCGGTCAGGTGATCAAGTTCACCTCTGAGGAACATGGTGCGACCAACCTGCTGATGCGAGTGATGAAGGTCAATTACGGCAGGCCGGGGAACAGCGAGATCAAGGTTTCACTGACCGAAGATGTGTTCAGCTACACCAAGCCCCGCGTCAACGAACCCTCGAAAACCCTTTCGGAAGACATATCCGAAGCACCACAAGCACCGTCCGCTGTCGAGTTCCTGACGGTAAACCGGTGGATCGCTTCGAACGCGGTGGTCGATGGCGCATCTGTGACCTACCCAGAAACCAACACGATGCTGCTGGTCAGCACCTCTCAAACTTCCGCCACCGACTACGAGGCAATTATTGAACAAGTCACGCCCTCTGGCGCGATCGCGCTGGAGTCCACAGGCACGTTCGATTTCGTGGCAAGGACAACGCTGACCGCAGAACTGGTCGGAGCGACCACCAGCAGCGGCGTAAGCTATGCTGCGGGTGCGGTCGGCAACGCCCCAGAGGTCGATGGTTTCGCAATCATCGGCGGAATCGGTCTTCCCGAAGATGACCACGAGATCGCCCTGATAACTGCGATCGACGCTGTGACCGGAACGCTGACCTTGCGGCGCGGCGCATTTGACACGACTCCCCGTGAGTGGGCTGTGGGAACCCCTATACGCTTTGTCTCAGGTGATATGCGCTTCATAGAAGACACGACCTCATCTGCGCTGGTTGCCAAGGATTATGCGTTTCGAACGCGGACATCCGAAGGAATTCAGGCGGAAGCGGCTGCTACCTTGCGGACATACACTCCCACCGAACGCTTCTACGCCCCTCTGCGCCCCGCGAATGTCGTCGTGCAAGGATCAGGCTTCGCTCCGGTGAATTTGATCGGGTATTCTGGCGACATCACCGTGACGTGGGCAAACCGCAACGCGGTTCTGGAAGACGTGACGGTTCTGACGTGGACCGAAGGCACCGTAACACCGGAAGCAGGCCAGACCGCGACCATCAAGCTGATTAACGACGAGACCGGCACACTGATTACCCAATACACGGGCCTCACAGGAACGACCTACACCTTCCCCTCGTCAGCGCGTGGAACGGCTGACTGGGTGCGGGTGCTGACATACTCGTCGCGGGACGGTTTCGAGTCCATTCAGGGCCACGAGGTGCTGATCTACTTTGGCACGCTTGATCCGGCGTCCCTGTCCGCTGGTTCTTGGCTCGACGTAAACGACATCGCAAGCATCTGGCAGGACGCGAACCAGACAACATCAGTCACCGTTGACGGCGATCCGATTGGCCTGATCGAAAACCAAAAAGGAACCATCCTATGACCGTTCTTTGCGCATTTAACGAGCATGACGGCCTGACTTCGATGAGCAGCACGGCCACATTGCTGATCAGCACTAGCACGGCAGACGGCGTGATCGCTGGCCTCACCCGCGCCGTGTTTGGGGGCAACACCAACTGGAACGCCTCGCGGGCGTTGGGGCAAGAACTTGCCGAGGGTTGGGCGCACGTTCGCATCCGGCCAAGGAATGCTTGGCCGGGAAGCGTGAGCGGGGGCCACGAAAACTCTGGGAACATGGTCACGCTGAACGACAACAGCGGCAACGTCATCTGCGCTATCTATGTAGACAGCCAAGCTAGTAACACAAACTCCAACCTTCCGTTCAACGTCAGGGCGAACGGGACGGGGGGACTGAGCGGAGTCATTTATACGTCCACAACGAACATTTCTCTCCTTCTCGATTTCGATATTAATTTTAAGGTGGCTGACAGCGACGGCTTCTATAAAATCTATCTGAACGGCAGTCTGATCTACACGTTCACCGGCGACACAAAGCCCGGAACATCGACCGGCGTTGCCTCAATCACGTTTCAAAGCCGAGTCGCGCTGGCGAACCTGTCCTCGTATTTCAGTCAGGTCGTCGTTTCTGATCTGCCGACTATCGGCGCACGGGTTCACACGCTTGCCCTGTCGGCTTTTGGTGATCTTAGTCAATGGGCAGGGGCAGTCACAGACGTGAACGGCACGGAGGAAAGCCCAGCGACGATCCTCACCGAAGGCACACCGAACGAGCAGGTGCTTTTCACCAAGGGGACCATGAGTGCGGTCGTGGCAGGAAACGTGGTTAGCGGTGTCGTGATGGGTCACAGAAGCCGATATGCGGCTGGGTCGCCGGTCACAAAGGTTCGCGGAATCGCAAAGGTGAGCGGGACTATCTATGAAAATGCAGCCGCTCAAACTCTGACAGAAAGCATAACCGGACATCAATCTATTTTCGGCCTCAACCCGGCAACCAGCGCTCCGTGGACCGTTGCTGAAATCAATGCCGCGCAGATCGGGATGAAGGCAGAAGCATGACCCTGATCAACGCAGAAAAGGCAGTCGTCTATGCAGTCGAGCAGGCCGAACTGGTCGTTCGCGCCGAGAAGGCTATCGTTTACGTTGTCGAGCAATTTGCTATTGAAAGCGCGGTCGAAAAGGCCGTGATCTACACCGTCGAGCAGGCTGACGCGACCGGAAGCGCCAAGCAGCCAGAAACAGCCCTACGGCCCATCTACCGCGCTGCTGCTACACCTTATGCCGAGTTTGGAGCGGGAACGTCACTATCTGTTGGGATAGTGCTGTCGGACAATTACACCATCATAATGCTGAAGCCTGACAGTTCGTTCGTCGTTCGGACGGAAATGCTCACGATGGGAATTTATGTGTTAAATGAGGATTTTAACCAATGCGTGATCTATCAAGGCATTGCTGATTGGCGTCTGGTGCGCAGGATAAAACTATCAATGCTTGCGAGGGTGTAATTCAGCCGACTTGATGCAGTTTCTAGCGTGGTTTAATTAACCTTTAGGTTGACTATCACGTTAAATTACAGCCTAAGTCAGCCAAACATAGGATGCTCGGCATGGATGATTTCTTCGTATGGATTCAGTCAAAGCTGGGGCCGATGACCTTTGGCGCGATCCTCGGCTTCGTGTTGCAAGTTCTAGTGTTCCGCCCAACGAACTGGATGCTTGCCGCTGAACGCGCTGTGGCCGCGATCGTCATGCCCATCCTGTTTTCCAAACCCTTCATCCCGCTTGCAGAAAAGTATCTGCCGGGGGTCGATCGGGACACCGCTGTAACCCTTGTGGCCGGTATGTTCGCTCTGGGTGGAATAGAACTTCTTCGCTCCGTGCGCTCTCGGCTGATCAAAACCGCCGAGGGCAAATCCGATGACTGATCTGACATTATTTGCAGCCGCCTTCACTTACTTCTGGGTCGTGATGTTCGATCGTCACCCTCGCCGCTGCGCCGCCTTGGCTGGCGCGATCCTAATCGGAACAGCGGGCGTGGTTATGAAACCAGAGTCCCAAGAGTTCTTCCGCAACCTCGCAGCCTTCGCCCTCGCCGCTCTGCTGATGAGCCGCGCTTGGATGATTTGGAGAAGCTGAAATGTCCAATTTTAACCCGCTGATCCTTGAAGCTGCCGGTGCATACCTTGCTGAAAAGGAATGGCCCGGAGCCAAGCACAACCCCGTCATCGCTGGTTTCTTCGCCGCATCAGGCAACGCGCATGTGCAGGATGACGAGACAAGTTGGTGCGCCGCCTTCGCTGGCGCTGTCCTCGCCTCGGTTGGCCTCAAAGGAACCGGCAAGCTGAACGCCCGCTCCTACCTCGACTGGGGTGTCCCCGTTGAAATCCGCAGCGCTGCCCCCGGCGATGTGGTGATCTTCTGGCGTGGCAACCCGGCAGGCTGGCAGGGCCATGTAGCGTTCCTCGTGCGCTTTGAGGGTGACAAGGCGATCGTGCGTGGTGGCAACCAAGGGAACGCCGTGTCGGATGCACCCTATGCCGTGTCGCGCATCCTCGGCATTCGGCGTGCTGTGCGCGATGACGATTCCAACCGCCCGACCTTGCGTCACGGCAGCAAAGGTCCGTTCGTTCTCGACCTTCAAGATCGTCTCGCACGCCTCGGCTACACGCTGGGCAAGCGCGATGGTCAATTCGGCAAGCTGACCCGTGATGCGGTGCTGGCCTTCCAGTCCGATCTGGACCTTCCGGTTGACGGTGTGGTCGGCGCAACGACTTGGGAAGCGATTGACGCCGCCCCGCCGCGTGTCGAGCGGGCAGTTGATGCAGCCGATCTGCGGAAGCGCGGATCGTCTACTGTGACAAACACCGACAAGATTGACCTGCTGGCCGGTGGCACCGCCGCCGTGGCCGCTGTCAGCACCGTGGCAGACGCAGCCACAGAGACCGAGGGCGCTCTTGCCGTAATGACGCGGATCATTACCGACCACTGGCCCACCCTGCTGGTTGTCGGGGCGCTGGTGGGCGTTGTGCTTCTGTCCGGTGCCATTCGGGCCGCACGGGTGCGGGATGCCCGCAGCGGCGCTCACACGGGGCGCTGACAGTGCTGTGGGCATGGATCACCGGCACGAGCATGGGGCGCAACGTGGTGGCCTTCGGGGCGCTGCTGCTGGCCTTCCTCGGACTGATGACCGCGCTGATGCGATCCAGCCGCAAGGCAGAGCGAAGCAAGATCGAAATAAACGCCCTTAAAGGCGCTTTAGAGTCTCATCGGAGGATGAACGATGCGGATATTTCTACCGGCGATCCTGACGCTGATCGTGAGTGGTTGCGCAACCGCGCCGACCTCGCAAAACGCCGTGCTGGATCGCCTCGCAGCACCCATTGACGCCCACGCCGCCGCGCTTGCCGGTGATGATGTCGCCCTGATGCGTAGCACCGGGCGAACGGTCATTGCGATCTATGACGCAGGCGTTGGGACACAATAAGGACCAGCCCAGTGAATCCCATCACCGACGAACAGGCTCTTGAGGCCATCGAAGCGTTCCGCAGGACCGGGAACAAGCAGACCGCAGCGGACTCTCTAGGACAACCAGTGTCCACCTTCAAATCTCGGTTGAAGCGTGCTGTAGCGCGGGGACTGGTCAGCCACGCGGATGAAGGTGTGGCGCGGGCAATGGAAGCGGTCGATACGAAGATCGTGCCAAGTGGCTTCTGGACGAAGACCAAGGGCGACGAGAACACGCCCGCTTTGTCGGTCTACACGCGAGTTGCGCCGGAAGAACGCGAAGCCTTCCGCGACGAGATCGTCACGCTGATCGAAGACCTCGCCCGCCCGCCAGCAGACCTGCCGCCGCGATTTGACGTGGCCGAGGGCATGATGATGGTGCTGGACCCTTCAGACGTGCATATCGGCAAGCTGTCAGTGAAGACCGAAACCGGCGTGTCGTATGATGCCGCGATCGCTGAACACAGACTGGTCGAGGGCTGCAAGGCGCTGATGCTGAAAGGCAAGCACAACGGTGTGTCGCACGTCCTGTTCGTCATAGGTAACGACATTGCCCACATCGACAACCCGCGCCGCCAAACGACCGGTGGCACGCCGCAGGACACCGATGGGTCGCTGTTCACCATCTTTCAGGTCGCGCTACGGGGCTACAGCCGTGTGGTCGAGGAAGCGTTGCGGCAGGAGTTGTCCATCCAGATCATCTTTAACCCGTCGAATCACGACTGGATTCTGGGCTACTGCATTGCGCAGACGGTCGCCGCCCGCTGGAAGGACCACCCGAACGTGACGGTCACGGATTATGGGGTCAGCGAGATACACCGAAAATATGTGCGCTTCGGCCTAAACATCATCGGCCTGTCGCACGGTGACGGGGCAAAGGAAGGCGACCTCGGCCAGATCATGCTGCAAGAGGCGCGACCCCACATGGCCGAGTGCCTGCACCGCTACTGGTATCTGCACCATTACCACCACAAGATCAAAAAGGCGCTTGGTATCCGGTCGATGTCGCGGGAGAAGGATCATATCGGCATGACCGTGATCCGCAGCGGGGCAGGGGCGATGGAAGGCGACAACGTAATGGTCGAGTATGTCAGGTCGCCTTCTGCGCCAGACGGCTGGCATAACAGAAACGGATATTTGAACCGTCAGGCGGTCGAAGCGTTTGTCCACCACCCAACCGAGGGGCAGACAGATCGCTTCACCGCTTGGTTCTAGGACAGCGCGTTCAGCGCAATACAGTGACAGAAGCCGCCTTCGGTTGCACTGTATTCGGGATTTTCACCGAATCCGCGAATGATCCAGCCAAAAAGAGCCAAGTTACCCTGAACCTTCAGCAGCCGAATGGTTGCCTCGGCGTATTCCATGCCCGTCTGGCGGTCTTTCAGATAGTCACCGGTCGGATGCAGACTCCAAAGCGAAGCTACAGAGCCATCAGCATTCAGCTTGACGAAGGGTAGATCGGAAAGTCGCATGGTCAATTCCTTCAACCTAACAATTCGGATAAGGGGTCAGCATCTAATTCGGCAGTAGCCAAATCATCCCCTTTAGGATGGGTCAATACTATCTTTTGATATTCAGCTTTCTCCATATGTAAACGGTTTCTTGCGGGGCGTCTGATTGGCACGAACTCTGTATTGTTGGCAGCGCACTGGTTCCAGACACACCAGATCACGTCCATCATCGGACTTTTGCCCCGCTCGGCCTCAAGAAAAGCCGGTCGCCATGTCAGTGCAAGGACGTGAGATGGGCGGTGGCGTTCGAAAAGCGCCAGCCGACCGGCAGCGTGCCAGAATTTGCTGTTCAAGAGCATCGCTACGTTAGGGGTGAAAGCCCGTGCCTTGTCGATGAACTCGGCAGCTAGGGCAAATGGTGGATTTGTAATTATCCAGTCGGTCAATCCGTAGTGCATGTCTGCGGTTGCCGTCAGGAAGTCCACGCCACCGTATCCAAAACCTGAATCTTCTCGCAGATCAGTCGCGGCTACATTATGTCCGTATTCAGCAAGGACAGTCGCCATTGCGCCGTCCCCGCACGCAGGCTCCCAGACCATCTGCCCCGGTGTAAGGTGCAAAAATTCCATAAGCCCACGAGTAACGTCTGGTGGCGTAGGATAGAAATCCGCCTCCTTACGCTTGTGAATCTTTTGAGATTTGACGAGGCTATCCGCGATGGTCACGGGCAGCACCCGCGATTGCAAATAAAACTTTCGCGGCCATAACCCGCGTAAAGTGAAATTGTCATTCTGCTCCCTCAATCTTTTCGTGAACCTTGCGGGCCATTACGGCGGCACCGTATTCGTTCATCTGAGTTTCGTTGTAGAGAAGGTCTTTCAGCAGCTTAATCTCGCGGGCGGATAGCATCAGCGTAAGGCGCTTCATCGGTATGACCCCATGATGCCCATACGATTCCTGCGTGCTGTTACAGCGCCTTTTGTGAGTTTAACTTTTAATGAGATTTCGGCATCCGTCAATCCATTTTTCCAGTGTTCGCGGATCGCCTCGTCAATTTCTCTGCTGCGGGTGAACGCACCCTGCCTTTGCAGCCGCGCACGCGCACCCTGCATAGCGTCCTTCCAGTGCTGCCCGTAGACGGACAGACCGCTTTGGCCGCGTGGGATGCGCTGGATTTGATCGACAGGGTAGGCCGCGATCGCTGCGCGTTCTTCGGGGGAAAGATAGTCAGCCATCAGCCCAGCAACCCGGCTTTATTCTGGTAGGGAGTAAGCAGCGCTTTGACCTGCTTCGGCACACTTTCGCTATAGGTGAGCTGCCCAAGGTCAAAGTTCGCTGTCGCATCCTGCAACGCCACCTGATATCGCTTGAGCAGCCAGGCAGCGAATAGCGCGGTCGCCTCTTT